TCCTGGAGTGGCGGGCACTCGCACTGTCGTCCTTGACGGCGAAGGTGTTGCTTCAATCATCCGTCGTCTCACAGGTACGACAGCTTGGCCCAGCACCCAACTGTTTGACACATTCGCTGACTGGAACGGTGGCAGTGGCCGCACGTTCTTCCCTGGCAATGTAGTCAACATGCCCAGCTAATGAAGTTCTCTGCCCCGCTACTCGTAGTAGCTGCTGGACTTCTAGCAGGTACTGTGGCAATCGCAGAGAATGACGGAAGCTCTCAGGCTATGCTTGCTGGAGGCGGTCTCGCTGCCGGTATGGTAGTGCTTGGAGCGTATCTAGCTGACTCTGATCGTAGAGACGACGAAGATACTAAATAAGACCTTTCTATAGCCTTCTATAGGCCAAGGCACCTTTCTGTACCCACAGTTTTTACTTGTTAATTGGTACGTATAAACGCATACACTAACTGTCTATACCCCTTGAACCAGACGTAACAGTCCTTATCCCCTATTACTGGAGTTAGTTATGACACGTCCCTTTAGGTCCCTTATTGCGTTCTGTATGCTCGTAGGTAGTATCTCTGCCTTCTCGGGTTCCAGCGTATCGGCTGACCCACGCCCAATCCACGAAGACATCCTGCCACTCGAAGCCGCCCTCGATCTCGTGGTCCTCGACCTCGAAGTCTTCGCCACCGATGTGATAGCGGGCAACTATGGCAACGGTGCTGATCGCATTGAGCGCCTCACCAGGGTCGGCCTTGGTGAGCACATAGAAGCCGTACAGGAAATTGTCAATAAGAACGTTCCGAAGGTCACCAGCCCTGCCAGGGCAACCGCAACGGCTACTCGCCTGGACCCCCCTACTCCTTCATCTCCTGGAGGCGTGTGGAATGGTCCCCGCCCCGCCCATTACGGTGGGGGGAGCGGATGCTCACAAGCCAATGCCAACCTGATCGCTAACGCTATGTGGAATGTTGGTGCTCAGAACTGGGCTGTTGAGCAAATGCTGGGCATCGTGAGCAGAGAAAGCAATTGCAACTCGGCGGCACACAACGGCAACCGCGGGACCGGAGACGACTCATGGGGGTTCTGTCAGTTGAACGTTTTAGCCGGGTTCTTCCGGTCAGGTCAGATTCTATCAGCGTACAACCCGTACTCGTTCGCAGGAAACCCATCACATAACGCAGCAGCCTGCGCTAAGCTGTATTCAGTATGCGGTTTTGGGCCTTGGATCAAAGGTGATTACGGTTGTCGTAGGCCGTAACGTTACATATGGTATAATGGTGGTTACACATTAGGGAGCACTATGAGAGAATACTCAGACGAAGAACTGAGTCGCATGACTAACCAAGAGCTTGATGATCTTGAGGAACAACTTAACATAGAAGCTCTTGAAGAAGAGATCGAACTGGATGAGGCCAGCGCTGAGTTCATCGATAACTTGGTAGGCCGTCTCATGGTCTTTACTGAGTCGTTTTGTGATATCGAGTTCTTCCCGTATCAGACCCCCATTGCTTACGACATCATTAAGTCCATCGTGCTTGGCGATGGTGAAGAGAAGACACTGATCGCCACTCGTCAGAGTGGTAAGTCGGAGGTAGTCTCCAACGTCATCGCCAGCATGATGGTCATTCTTCCTAAGCTCGCCCCTATCTATCCGTTATGGCTTGAGAAGTTCAAGAAGGGCTTTCTGGTAGGCGTGTTCGCCCCCACGGAGGAGCAGGCAGATACGGTATTCGGACGTGTAGTAGCAAAGCTCACGAGTGAACACGCAGAGTCGGTTCTACTAGACCCTGAAATCGATGACTACACCACAGGTGGCGGTAACCGTGGTAAGGGTAAGGTCATTAGCCTCAAGAACAGTGGCTCTATCTGCCGTATGCAGACGTGTAACCCTAAAGCTAAGATTGAGTCTAAGACGTATCACTTCGCATTCATCGATGAGGCTCAGGAAGCTGACGAGACGATGATTAAGAGGTCGATCAAGCCCATGCTCGCTTGGAACAACGGTACCCTGGTACTCGGCGGCACCGCTCGGACGTATAAGTGTTACTTCTTGGAGGCCATTCAGCATAACAAGAGACGGCAGTTACAAGGTCGTACGAGCAAGGTTCATCATCACGAGTATGACTGGAGAACCGCTGCCAAGTACAACAAGAACTATGCCTCTTATATAAACAAAGAGAAGATCCGCATTGGTGAGGACTCAGATGAGTTCAGACAATCCTATAATAACGAGTGGTTGTTGGATAAAGGTATGTTTGTGTCTGAAGACAAGCTATCTCGTATATATGATCCGAGTATGGGAGTAGTTCCAACATGGTCTACTACCCCTATCGTTGTGGGTATCGACGTTGCTAGGTCTACGGACAGTACGGTGGTAACCGCCGTATGGGTAGACTGGGACAGGCCAGACCCCTTCGGTTTCTATGAGCACAGAGTGTTGAACTGGATGGAGTTGAATAACGTAGAGTGGGAGACTCAGTACTTTGAGATCATTGACTTCCTACGCAACTACGACATTATGCGGATTGGTATTGACGCCCAGGGTGTAGGTGGCCCATTTGCTGAGCGTATGCAGATACTCCTTCCGCACATCGAAGTTCTAGCTGTGTCGTCAGACGCTAAAGCCCAGAACGAGCGGTGGACGCACTTGATGCAACTACTTCAGCGTAACCAGCTTTTCGCCCCTGGTCACAGTAAGGCAAGACGGCTAAAGCGTTGGAAGAAGTTTAACCAACAGATGATTGACCTGGAAAGGATCGACCGAGGTCCATACATGCTGGCAGCAGCACCCGAGGCAAGGGGCGCTTTTGATGATTATCCTGACTCATTAGCTATTGCTTGTCAAATGACTGTGCAGGATGTCATGCCAAGCGTCTCTGTGTCGGAAAATCCCTTCTTTAGATGATATGCTTATTTCAGCACATTGGTCACTCTAATGTTGCTATTATATAAGTAATCCTTGTCCTCTAACTATTTAAGGAATAGCAAACAATGGAAAAGTACCAAAACGGTGACTACATGAACAAGTACGGTGACCAGTCACAGATGATGTCCCCCGGCCACCCTAAAGCTCCGGCTCCTATGGTCCCTGAAAAGTCAGAGACTATCTTTGAGTACGGTTATGGACCAGAGTACACTGGAAACCGTGGCGACCAGAGCTTCATGGAAGGTGTCGCCACCGATACTGATGTCCCTCGTGACTTCGCTGTCGGAGCTTACCGTGACACCGCCCCGGCCCAAGGACACCTCGCTGTGCCCGATGCCGAGACCGTGTTCAAGCGTGCAGAAGAGACCATGCAGGAGCGTGCCCATGTCGGGTCGGCCTCTTGGATCGAAGCCCCCGATGTTCTCAATGACTTCGTTCAGGGTGCTCACTCTGGTGAAGGTGAACAGCGCTGGGAGTACGCATACAACACGGGCGGGCATATGAGCCGTCCGAGTGCGGTTCGCATCGAAAGCTGATCCCTATGGGAATGGCAGACAATCTTAACCCTACTCAACTTAAGCTGTTTATGACCGGGACTGAGTGGAAGAATGAGCTAACTCATTCTACTGATGGCCCCCTGGACACAGTTATGCCTCAAAAGTTAGAAGAGGCAAGTGTCCCCCTGGAGTCCGGTAAACGTAATCCTCACGGTGCCGGTACCCTAGACAGCTTGCGTGAGCATGGTTGGGATCAACAGCGTTCTATCAACTCCCCCGCTACCATCATCATAGAGGACTCTAGTAGTGGTAAGGCTACCAAGGTAGATAAGGAGACGGGAGAGACAGTATCTCTAGGTAGGGTAACCCAGTCGGAAGGGCACCATCGAATCGCTGCTGCCGCCCACCTAGAGTCACAAGGTGAGGGTCCTTTCTTTATTCCTACCAATATCGTTGACAGCTCCGCAGCGGGTCGTAAGGCCCGTAACCCTGAACCTCGCACTCCTATTACTCCCAAGTCTTCGGTTAGGCCACCCAAGACAGAAGAGACTACTAAGCACCCACGTTAATTAAATAATACCTAAAGGGGAACCAATGTCTAAAGCACCTAACTCCAGAAATCTGAATAGGAATCCAGTTCCATCTGGGCGCACTCAGGCCGAGACCGACTACGGTACTGGTGCAAGGTATACGCCCCCGCAGTATGAAGAGCTTTCTCCTCAGAGCCAGCAGGCTATTGAGACTGCGTACGCTGCCTCGATGTCTAATTTGGCTTCACGTGAGAAGAAGTTCGCTAAGGAGGGCAACAAGGGCAAACTTTCTCCCGGTCAGATAGAACGTCTCACCGACGAAACTGTCACCATTGATGACGCTGGCCGTAACATGGCTGGTCACTGGGAGAACATGATGGCGTCTTCTGACCGCCCAGACCCAGCTTGGTTCTTCGGGCATAATCGTAGACTCGGAGAGGTTGCCAAAACAAATAACTTAGACCCTTCTAAGGTAATGTCGGCCTCCGCTGCCATGTCTCCTAGCAACTCTCCTGACAATGAGTTCCTTGCAGCGGCTGGCATGGCAGAAGCTGTCGGAAACAAACGACAGCTTCACGACGACAATCTCGGTAGGCGCACAATGACAACCCTTACTCCTGATGAGATGGATGCTGTCACCAAGAAGAGTAACCGCCCGAACGTATCGGTTACTAGAGGCTTCA